TGGTGTTACTGATCCAAATCATACTGGAACAGAGGCAAGTATTACTGCTGTTGTTGGTGCTGGTGGATCACTTAGTTTTGTTATAAATGATGGAGGTTCAGGATATGTTGATCCATATATTAGAGTACCAGAACCAATTTATGAAAATCTTGAGGTTGTTGGTGTTTCAAGAGCAGGATTAGGAAATACGACAGAAACTGGTTCAAACCTACTTTTAAATATAAGTATCGGTCCATCACCATCTCCAGTTGGAATTGGTTCAACACTGTTTATTGTAGAGTCATTCCAAATATCCAGACCAGGTTATGCCTTTAGAGTTGGGGATGTCTTCAAACCAGTAGGTCTAGTTACAGCAAAAGACCTAACAGAACCAATCTCGGAGTTCCAGATTGAAGTTGTTGAAACTTTCCAAGATTATTTCTCATCTTGGTCCTTTGGTGAAATGAACTATATTGATAGTATAAGAACACTACAAAACGGAAGTAGAACTAGGTTCCCTCTAATTTACAATGGACAATTATTAAGTTTTGAAATTGATTCAAATAATCCTTTATCTAGTTCTATTGATCTGGATGCTGTTCTTCTAATATTTGTTAACGGCGTATTACAACAACCTGGATATGCTTACAGATTCAACGGAGGAACTTCTTTTGAATTCACCGAACCACCAAAAGCATCGGATAAAGTAGATATATTCTTCTACCTCGGACAAAATGGTGTAGATATTACTCTGATTGATGTTAATGAAACTATAAAGATTGGTGATGACGTTTTTGTACGTCAACATCCATTATATACATCAATTCTTGGACAAGAAAGAGAAAGAACAATCATCGATATCATTGGTTCAGACACCATTGAAACTGATAATTATGTTGGATTTGGTATTGATGAGGTGACTTATCGCCCAATAGAATGGATTAAGCAGAAAACAGACAAATATGTAAAGGGAGATCTTGTCTATAAGTCAAGAGATTCTATTGAACCATTTATCTATCCAACAGCAAAAATTATTGGCGATTTCAAAGAAGATTCTTCTGATATATTTGTTGACGATGCATTATTCTTTAATTTTGAGGAAGATAATTACGGAATAACTATAAATTCATTTGATGGTTTAATAATTCAAGATGTTGATCCAGTATCTGCTGCATTTACTGCAACTGTTTCTGTGGCGGGAACTATTTCAAATATAACCATTACAAATCCAGGATTAGGTTATTCAACATCATCATTACCTGTGAAAATAGCTGCTCCTTCATCAATAGGTATTGGTATTGGAACAACTGCAACTGCAACTGCATTTGTTACCGATGGTGTAGTTTCTTCTGTAACAATAACTAATCCTGGTTTAGGTTACACAAATACAAATCCTCCACAATTAATAACAGAGATTCCAAAAGCATCGACTGAACTTATACAGAATATTGCAAATATTCAAGGATTCTCTGGAATTATAACTGGAATAAGCACTACTACTGGAACTGGAGGACATCCACTTGCTTTAAAGATTAATTTTAGAGCAAATGCATCTGATGCCAATGATCTTCAACCTGGTTATCCATTACTTGTTTACAATACAACAGTTGGAACGGGAGTAACTTCTGTTAATAGTAAAGATTCATCTGTTGTCGGAATTGGAACTAATTTCTTAGACAATGTTTATATTGTTAACTCAAAGATTAATTTTGGACCTGATGCTGAAATAGTTTGCAATATTCACACAAATAGTAATGTATCGGGAATAAAAACTTATGGCTCTACTACACTTCAACTAGGAAATATTTCTTGGGGAAGATTATATAATTTTAGCAATCGTTTAAGTCCGGTTTCTATTGGAGTAACTGGTTTAACAGTTGATTCTGGTTTATCAACATTCCCAACAATTCAAAGAAGAACATTTGGATTAAGAAATAGTGGTGGTATTAGAAAACTTTCTAATCTATGATAAATACATAAAAAAGTTTAACGATGTCAGCAATTGTTACTGATCAATTTAGAATTTTGAATGCGAGCAATTTTGTAGATTCTGTTGAGTCTACAAATAATTCTTATTACATTACGGTTGGTTTACCAAATCCCACCATTGTTGGATTTGGAAGATTTACAAGTTGGAATACCAACACACCAGCACCCATTGATAATTTTTCATATGCTGGTCATTATGCTGATACTATTCTATATGGGAAAAAGATAACTTCTGCAAATATTAGGAGGATAATTAGGAGAATTGACTGGACTGCGGGAAGTAGATATGAAATGTATAGAGATGATTATAGTATTTTAAAACCAAGTCCATTAACTAATTCTTCTAGATTATACGATGCAAATTATTATGTAATGAACTCTGATTATAGAGTTTATATTTGTATCGAAAATGGATCAGATGGAACCAACCCACGCGGAAATGTTTCACAGGATGAACCGACATTCACAGATTTAGAACCATCAAGAGCGGGAACTAGTGGTGATGGTTATATTTGGAAGTACCTCTTTACTATTTCACCAAGCGATATTGTAAAGTTTGATTCGACTGAATATATAACTGTTCCAAATAATTGGTTATCTTCAACCAATTCACAAATACAAGCAGTTAGAGAAGCAGGAGATTCTAGTTTAAATAATAATCAAATCAAAACTGTTTATATTGAGAAATCTGGTGCAAACTATTCTAATGGATTAGGTCAAGAACTTCCTATCATTGGTGATGGTACTGATGGAAGAGTTAGAGTTGATGTTGAAGGGGGAGCAATTACAAATACAATTGTTACTTCTGGTGGTAAGGATTATAGTTATGCTTTGGTCGATCTTGGTTCTATCAATGTTAACACTACTGGAAATAGTGCAAAACTTGTTCCAATTATTCCCCCATCAAGAGGACATGGATATGATCTATATACAGAACTTGGAACGGATAAGGTTTTAGTTTATGCAAGATTTGATGATTCAACAAAAGATTTCCCAGTTGACACTAGTTTTGCCCAAGTTGCGATTGTAAAAAATCCAACATCAATAGGATCGTCTCAAATCTACACCGAAAATACTTTTACAGGATTATATTCTTTAAAGTTCTCAATAATATCAGGAACTCCAACTGTTGGTGAAAAAATAGAGCAAGTTGTTTCTGGTGGAAGTGGAAGAGCATATGGATATGTTGCTTCATGGGATAATACGACAAAGGTTTTAAAATATTTTAGAGACAGATCTTTATATTTTAATCAAACAACATTAGATCAGCAAGATTATGTTGGTATTTCGACTAATGGAAGACCATATAGTTTTGAATCTTCTGCTACACAAGTTGTTGGAAGATCATCTGGATTCACAGCATCAATTGATACCAATTTTACTGGAATATCAACAAATCCCACCGGAACAAAGTTAATTAATCTTGGTGTTAATTTCACAGCAGGGTTAGCAAGTCCTGAAATAAATAAAGGATCAGGAGATATAATTTATCTCGATAATCGCTCTTTAATTAGTAGAAGTTCTCGCCAAAAAGAAGACATTAAAATCATACTGGAATTTTAAAAATGCCACAAAAGACAAACCTAAACGTAAATCCTTATTATGATGATTTCAATAAGGATAATAACTATTATAGAGTTCTTTTTAAACCTGGTCATCCAGTTCAAGCGAGAGAATTAACAGGTCTTCAATCTATATTACAAAATCAGATAGAATCTTTTGGAAGTCACATTTTCAAAGAGGGTTCTATGGTAATTCCTGGTGGAATTACTTGTGATAATGCCTTTACAACTATTAAAGTAAATCCAGATCATCTAGGAATTGATATAACAGTATATCTGGATGCTTTAACTAATTACAATAACAACAGAGGTACAAGAGTAAGAGGATTAAACTCTGGGGTTGTAGGAACTTTAAAAGGTTATCTGTTACCACCAGATGAAGGTGTAGAAGATATAACCATTTTTGTCAAATACAATGATGCTGGTAGTGATGGTGAAACAATTGAGTTTTCGGATGGAGAAGTTCTGATACTTGAAGAAAATATTACCTATGGTAATACAACCCTCAATATTGGTGATAGTGTTATTACACTCGTTGGAACAGAACCTACCAACACAGGATATGCTGTTGGTGTGTCCAAAGGTGTTTATTTTATCAGAGGAATATTTGTCGATGTTCCGAATAGCTTAATTGTACTTGATCCTTATAATAATGAACCATCATATCGTGTTGGTTTTGACGTATTAGAAGAAATCGTTACATCTGATGATGAACCATCTCTAAATGATAATGCAAGAGGATTTACAAACTTTGCAGCACCTGGTGCTGACAGATTAAAAATCAGTGTCAAACTTGCTAAGAAGCAACTATTAGATTTTGATGATACTAATTTTATTGAATTGGTAAAAGTTGATCAAGGTAAGATCAAAAAATTACAAAATAAATCAGAATATAGCATAATTAAAGATTATTTTGCAAAAAGAACTTTTGAAGAGTCTGGTAATTATTCACTAAAACCATTTACAATATCTGTTGCAAACTCTTTAAACAATGAAACTGGAAATGGTGGATTATATAAGGAAAATGAGAGAACTGAGCAAGGGAATGTTCCAAATGATAATTTAATGTGTGTAAAGGTTTCTTCGGGAACTGCATATGTTAAGGGTTATGATATCGATTTGGTAGGAACAACAGTTGTTGATGTAGAAAAACCAAGAACTGTAAAAAGAGTTGATGGAGCACTAGTTCCATTTGGAATGGGAAGTTTGTTGAAGGTCAACAATGTTCATGGAGTACCTTATATTAATATTGGAGCTTCTGCAAGTGGAGCACAAACTACACAGGCAAATATCATAGGTCTGTATAGTAGAAGAAGAGATGGTGCAGGAACAGGTGGAACAGTCAACAGTGATGCTGGACTAGGAACAAAAATCGGAGATGCGAGAGTATATTGGTATG